CCAGAACTCTTTGTGGTGAAAGAATTTACTCTGGCGAACGCCCACTGTTGTGGTGTGGTGCCGGGACGATGCCCAGTTTTCCATGCGGCCATTCCACGATCATATACCTTCTTGAGAACGGAGTATGGCATACCAGACTTATCTGCCTTTTTAACCAGACCAGCAATCTTTTCGTCTAGTTGCACATCTTCAACCTGAGTGTCGATATAATCAGACATGTCATCCAAACGAGATACTGCCGTCGCAACTTTGTTTGTCCACCATGTGGGTAGATCATCTTCATCGCCAAGTTTAGTCAGTTCACCCTGCATCGTCATCAATGCTTTTTGAGCAATCTGAATTTTATTTTTCATAGACGCAACATCAGTGTGACCAGACTCACTTAACATTCTATTGACGTTATCTAGGAAAGACTCATTCTTTGAGAGGTATGCAGCGATAGCCATGTCCTTGCGTTTCTCTTTAGACTTACCCTTAAACTGTGGTGCATCTGACTTCTCGAAATCATCGATATAGTCTCCCTGATCTGCATTATCAGGAAGCACTTCACCAAACATCTGTTTGAACTTCTTGGTGTGTGTGGATGGTTTTGTCTTTGCATCAGCATCGCCGGGAGCAGGACCAGACTTCTTTGCTTTGAAGTGTGCATCTCTCTTTGATTTGGTAGACTTGGCCATATCACCAGCATAGTACTTTGCTGGTTGTGTTCCATCCTTATCATCTACATCTTTGTCCTGTTTGACTTCATTGATCTGTTTAACTAAGTCACTAAAGGTCTGCATTGTTTCTTCCTCTTGATATTCTGCCTTGAGTTCTTTGGGGAGTTTACCATCATCAACCAGTTTGTTGATATACTGAACAAGTTTTCTACCGTCCTGACCCTTATAATCATTGGCAATTTTCGCTGCAATATACGAAGCAGTCTTGTTTTTTAGTTCTGGTTTTTTCATATCAGACATATATCGTTTGAGCATTTTTTCATAATCTTTGGGGTGGTTCAATTGACTAATTTTTGCTAGTGCTACTTTATACCATGCCATCTCATCAAGACTCTCTTTTGCGAGCATCGTCTTTAGGTCACTCTTTCTAGGATCAAAGATAACATCCCCAATCTGGTTGCCCTCTTTGTCTACTTCATATCCATACCAATCTCTACGATCTTTGTAAATTATCCAATGTTTCTTGCCAATCTTCACGGAGTCATCTGGGTATCCAGCATCACGTTTCTCACGCAATCGTGGTTCTCTACGATTGTCAGATGGTTTCTCCATGCGTAAATTCTTCGGGTCATTGTTCATTGGGTTGTTGTCAGCGTGGCCGACATCCATACCCTTTACTACCTTGTCACCCATTGCCCTACGAGCCTTGTTCCTTGAAGAACGACGAGCAATCTGTTCTGGTCTGCCTCCGTAGTTCGCATATTCCTTGGCATAGTTGCGCTCATCAAGTTCAACTTCTTCAGACTTCAATGCAAAGATTTGACCTGTTGGACCGCTCATTGGATTTACACCAACAAGGTCTTCAATGATCTTATAACCCTTCTTCTCAAATTTGTCAATCTCATCAGTGGGGACATTCATGATTGTCATCATACCCGCCTTCTTCATGCGAATAAATTTAGGTGGTTTTCTGTCTGTGAAGATAGGTGGTTTCCCTGCGGCAACTCTGGACTTGTCAAAGTCCTTCAATTTCTGTAGGGGAGACTTAACCTCATGCAGCCATGCCTTATGAACCTTGCCATCCTCAGTTACGAATGAAAGATAGTTTGTTCCCTTACGAACAACCTCACCACTAACACCGTTTGCCTCTACAACTTCACCCACGTTCCAGATTTTACCTGTGAGGTATGCATCACGCAATGAATCATAGTCATCACCCATTTCACGATCTTCACGAATACCCATTCCCTTACGAACGTCAAAATAGTATTTCTTCTTATCGGCGTCGTTCAATGTGTTGGGGATACCCTTTTTGAAATCATCAAACTTACCATCTGATGCTGCCTTTCTGAGTTTGCTGGCAGACATCCCGGCAACGCCATCTGCGTCTGGATCACGCTCTCCAGCAGATACCACTTTGACTGAATCAAATTTGAATAACTGATTACCTTTTTTGTCTGGTGCATCATTATATCTCTGTAATAGGGCATCGAACTCTTTTACTCTATCGCTTCCCGCCACAAGAATTAAATTTTTATAACCATCCTTGTATAGTTTCTCAGCAATGTCGATAACAGTCTTAGCCTTATTATCTACAATAATGTTCTTCTTGTACTTGGGGAACATCTTCCTCATCCACGCAATTTTCAAAGAGTGCTTTAGGGGGTCTTTGGGTCCAGTAGTATGTGAAGGATATATGAAGAATGGATTGCCCTTTGCTACAGAAGCAATCTTTTCAATAACGGCCTCATGCCCGATTGTACTTGGATTGAATCGTCCGAATCCAAATACAGCAGTTTCTTTAGCCTCTGTGATATCTCTAAAACTACGCATCAGTCATCTTTCCTCATAGCATCCCGTGCAGTCTTAATTCTTTCTGGTTCAAGTGCTTTAAGTTTCATTGCTGCCTTTTTAGAAAACTTATCAATCTTTTTACCATACTTCTGCATGATCTGTTGATCAATCATAGTTCTTCGTTGAACTGACTGATTTTTATAATCAGGAAAGAATTTATCTCTGTATCCCTGCATCAATTTCTTACGAGCAACCACCAATAGTTTAGCAGGGTCACGCATTTTGAGTGCAGACCTTTTCTTCTTCATTTGGAATGCTGGAGATTTTTGAAGTTTTGCCATACGACGAGCAAGTTTCTTCCGAGCGGTTACCGACATAACTTCGTATAATTCTTGAAAGGTTTTCATTTACTTCATCCAATTTTTGACAGCTGTGAAGTTGTTAAACGAGAACTCCATACGGTCCACCAATTTAACAGCACCACCACTTATTCTGTCAATAGCAACATATCCTTCGGGATTTGTCACCTTAAATCCATTTGAGGTCTTAATAAAAGTATCGGTCAAACCCTTTACACTATTTAGTTTATTAACGATTTGCATCTTCGCATCAACCAATAGGTTCTGGAAGGTAATGATCTGTGTTAGATTTTGAGTATGTTTTTTTATTTCACGGCCATACTCTTTCTGCATGTCAGTGTATTTCTTCTTACCCTTGTCACTCTTAGCCTTATCAATCTGTTTCTGAATAGAATCGAATACCCACTTTTCATACCCCTTGGCATGTGCGGCAGGATTACTAATCTTCTCACCCGCACGAACCTTTGAGTTGTTGTAGGTCTTGAGAGATGCACCAGCAATAGAACCTGTCATACCGTTCTGCACAGTAAGGAACTTACGCAACCCATTCGCATTGATCTTATTGAAAGTTTTACCGACTTGTGATAGTACAGCAGTGATTTGTTCTGTCTCTTTATCAGTAAAAGTAGCCTTACCAGATACATCCTTGTAAGTTGCATCATCCATCCACACACTAGAAGGTTTCTTTAAACCCTTAATATCTGCACCGAACGATGCTTTCATTCCCTGCAAGGTGTCACCTGTGTATGTTGTATGCCAGATAATACCAATCTTTGCCTTATTGATGGTCTTACCTAAATCACTATCAACAGGAATTGCGTAGACAATTGTGTTGGGTTGCATTGTGTAGTATTTGATGCCATCGATAGTTTCTTTTTCAACATCGTCAGTGAAAAGGAGATCGCCCTGTAAGATACCCTTGATACCTAACTTTGAAAATTCCTTGAGTGCAATCTTAAACTTTGAATTAAGATTGCCAGATAAATCATCATCAATGTCTTTCTCTGTGTAATATATTTTTGGCGATTTATTGAACATTGATTTTTTCGCAATGCAGAATTTACCATTATCAGGATTGATACCACAGAACATGGCTGGAGAACCGTCCCATTTTTGCGTGATCGCTACACTAGAACGTGCAGAACCCGCTAACATATCTCGTAGAGAACGCAGGAAGTCAAGTGCAGCTCTACCACCATCAACACCATAGTTGAGGATTTCATCCTCCAGATGTTCTAGGTGAAGGTTCTTACCGCCCTTATCTTCTGCAAGAAAAGATTCAAAAGACAACTTAGGGCCAGAGGTCTTGAAATCTTTCTTACGCATAACAGTTTTTGCCACCAACTCCAACTCATTTCCTTTGAGGTTGAGGACAAATGGCATATTGATATTCGTCTTCATATCATTGATAACAGCTTCAGCATCAGGACCAAGCTGTGCTATCTTCTTACCATACTTGGAATAAGACTGCTTGAATAGACGAGTCAGTTCAGAAGGTGTAATATCTTTCTTATTACGAGCATCATTCACCCGGTCCATAAAGTGCCGAGTGAACTCAACATCAATACCAACCTTTGCGAACAG